ATGTAGTCACGGGCGAAGTCTTCCCGTGTTCTAGACAACAATATGGATAGGCGGGTGATCTCTTCATAAGCTGACTTAAGGATCCATCCGACCAGGGCAATCACAACGGTAAGGGCACCAGACCACAAGACTTCCATTGGCATCTTATGCTGCCCAAGGTGTTCCAGAGGCAGTCGTTGGATTAGCTATCGCATCAATCTTAGAAGCAATAGCAGCTTCGGTATCCTCTTGGGATACATGACCCCACACCCAGCCCTGAGCTTGAGCCTCAGTAATATCTGCATAAGGTGTGAAGTCGGACGCAGAAGCATCATACTCTAGGCCACAAGTGCCATAACTAGATGCTGTGTTGCCATCTTCATCAACGCCTGTGCAGCGCCAATGTGCAATGTAAACGCCACCATCTGAGGTGTGACGCTCAAGAGTTGGAATAGTCCAAGTGTAAGTGATTGCCATAGTGTTTCTCCTTTAGGCGTTTTCTAAGGCAGTGATACGTGCCTCTAATTCCTGAATTGTAGCAACCAACAATGGCACTAGCTTGCTTTGGTCAATGCCTTGGTAAACAGGGTTGCCATCCGCATCGACCTCATTGTGTGTGCCTGTGATTGCCTCTGGTACGACTGACTGCACTTCGTGCGCTAGAAAGCCATCAACGGTTGTGTCTGCGTCAGCAATGAAGTTAAAACGCTTAGGCTCTAGTTGTTTCACACGATCTGTTGCGCCTGTCATTTCAACTACGTTCTCTTTTAAGCGGTAGTCGGATGATGTATTGAAAGCAGTTGAGGAACCGCTAACCGAAATAGAGCCAATAGCGCCATTGGGGTTAATAAATGCCATTAAGTTAATAGATGATGTAGTTGTAGTCGCACTTTCAAGATAACTTCTGTTGTAAGTTTGCTCACTAATAGATAAATGACCAGTTGATCCAGTTGCTCTGCCAGATATACCATGAAATGATGTTGTACCGCTGCTGTCGATGCGCATACGTTCTGTGCCAGCAGTGTAAAAGTTCATATAATCAGTGTTTACTGTATCATTATGAACATACTGAATTAGACCTCGCTGGGATGTTCCGCTATCTGCAAACCGCAAACTACTTGCAACTGTTGAGCCAAATGTAATACCGCTTTCGTCAGAAGATGTTCTATCGCCTATAACTATATTATCGGCATTTGCGCTTGCGTAACTACCATCTGTATTTCCAATTAACAGTCTACCGCTGCTGTCCAGTGTCATACGCACATTGTTATTTGTAGCAAACTGAGTGACACCAGAACTAGCCGTTCCAAAGACCGCAGCGTAAGGTGAAGACCCAACAAACAAACCACCGCCAGTACTGCGTTCTACCCCAATAGTCGCTCTGACTGTACCGCTATTAGTCAAGAAATCTTGTGATGCGTGTGATGTGCCTGTGTCAGTAACGTCTATGTTTGGACTTGCTGCACTTACATTCAGCCCATCGCTGGACAAAACCCCAGTGATGTCTACCCCGCTGCTGCTGGTGGCGAGTTTGACTGCCCCACTGTATCTAATGCTAACTTCAGCCCCATTATTGGCAGACAAATAATCCGCTGTATTATCTGCATTAGATATACGAAAATCAGTAGCACGAATTTTAAGAACGCTAGGGCCATTCTCGTGTATGATGCTTTGACCGCTTGCACTATCATGGTAAATCTGTAGGTCAGACCCAGCGCCGAAGATGGCTTTGACGTTATCACCCATGCTTAGGTTACCAGTCATGGTATCGCCAGTTGTTTGAACGAAACCAGAGCTATCTATGGCTGCGTCTTGCCAAGCAGAACCATTGTAAACCTTTAGTGTGTTGCTGGTGGTGTTAAAGTGGAGATCCCCAGCATTCAATGCGTCACCATCGTTATCCGTAGTAGGATCAGACGCATTACTCCCTAGGTATGTGTCATCGAAGTTGTCAGCTGCTAAGGCTGCAGCGGCTGCACTTGAGGCTGCTTGAGAGGCTGATGATGCAGCATTGGTTGCACTGGTGTTTGCATTAGATGCACTGGTGCTTGCCCCAGAGGCACTAGTGGAAGCCGCTGTTGCACTTGATGCAGCATTGGTCTCACTAGTGGCTGCAGCTGTTGCACTGGTGGCCGCATTGTTAGCCTGTGTAGTTACAGATGTTACATAGCCCGATGCTGCAGAAGCACTAGCAGCTGCATTGGTTTCCGAGGTGCCAGCATTGGTTGCACTGGTTGCTGCAGATGTAGCACTATTGGCTGCGTTAGTTTCACTAGTGGCTGCATTGGTCTCACTGGTAGCGGCGTTAGTTGCACTGGAGGCAGCGTTGGTTGCACTTGTTCCAGCGGTAGATGCACTCCCTGCAGCTGCAGTAGCACTCGTGGCTGCATTAGATGCCTGGGTAGTTGCAGTGGCAGCTGATGCAGATGCGTTGGTTTCGCTGGTCGATGCATTGGCTGCACTGGTAGTAGCAGTGGCTGCACTGTTGGAAACATTAGTCTCTGAAGATGCAGCGTTAGTGGCACTGGTAGCTGCTTGGGTGGCACTGTTAGCCGCCTCAGTGGCGCTTGTGGCTGCGTTAGTTTCTGAGGTTGCAGCTGCTTCTTTTGCGCTCGTAATAGATGAGACGTCAGCTGAGGTTATCCCGGTATTACTATAGAAACTTGAGTTGGACATAACTATCGATCTTTCACTCTATGTAGAGGCTTGAAGGGCGAATGACTTGTGTGGTTCCAGAGAGGTCTGCCTGGTCGGCATGGTCCTGGATCTCACTGATGAACTGGGACGCCTTCTGTTCAAACAGGGGCCCACGTTCATCCATGAAGTAATCTGAGGCATAACCTAGTGCAGTGTAGGTCAAAGCATCAGACCCCATCACTGTTAGTGTATTAGAGTCAGCATCAGTGGCTAGAGTTGGAAAGGTGCTGTAGTAGTCCAGCTGCACAGTCCCAGAGGATGGCACAGGGTACAGATAGATGTTCTCACGTTGACGCATGAAGAACCTGGGTGATCCAGTTTCTCCAAGCTCTATGAGCTCGTTCATCTCACGGTTTGGGATGCGGTCTAAGGTATTACCAGCGTAAGAAACATTGATGATCTCCAGGAGATCGTTGGGGACCACAATGAAGCTAGTGCTACCAACCACAGCATAATCCAGACTACGCTCCATAGATGGTACTCTGAGAAGCCTTTGTATTCTGGCAGTAGCTTGGTCAATAAAGGTGTCTGCCAGGGTATCACTGCAGTCTGTGCGATTAAGTAGGGCCTTAAAGTGGACCCTGATTTCACCTTTGTTCATTTAGGCATACCTTTTCTTTTTGGGCTTTGCTTTTGGCTTTGGCTTGGCTGTCTTGGCAGCTGCCCGGAAGGCCGCGTCAGTGGGAGCACCTTTGGCACCCTTGCGCCGAGGTTTCTCACCGCGCTTACGTTTGGCGTGGATATTTGCATAGAGACCCATCCTACATACCTTCCTTGAGGCACTTGCCAGCTAGTTCACAGGTCTTGGGGGTCTTACAAGTTTTGCAGGGCTTAAACCCGTCTTTTCCATATGACACCTTTATGTCCTTCTTGATTTCGAGCCAGAGCACTTCCAGCGTTTTCTTGAGAGATTGAGAGGGCTGTTGGGGTCTGCAGCCGCCTCAGGATGCTTGCGCTTCTGAGCCGCTGAACGGGCGCAGTAGGCGTCACCTTTCTTGGTGCCTGCACGAACCCTAGGACCACCACCTTTGGCTGGTCCAGCCTGCCCATATGAGACCCTACGACCGCTTGAGGTTACCTTTACTTTGGCTTTACCTTTGGCTGGTCTAGACATACCTTAGATCCTCTTGTTGGTTGCTAGGAAACCATCGAGGGCTTGGTCTTTAAGGCGTTTGACAATCTCTTGTCCTGTGGCTTCCCAAATGTTGAAGCCTTCGCGCATCCACTGTTCAACGACAGCTGTAGGGATGCTTGCAACACGCATAAAGTCACCCTCTTTGACATGGTCTGAGGCATTACGACTGTCCTTCAGATCGTCTAGGAAGTTTTGGGTGATGTTCTGTGTGTTCTTTTGAATAATGTTGCCTAGGTTCTCTAGGTATTCTGTCTGAACACCGAGTAGGCTGGGGGTCTTCTTATCTGACATTAAGCTTTCCTTTTAGACAAAGAAAAAGGGCCACCAAAGGAAGCCCAGGGAAGGAGAGCAAACAAAAACCCTGGGACCGCCTAAGGTGGCCCTTTCATAGGTCGAGACCTATTCGTTTAGACTTATGACAAGCCTGTGATCATCCCAGAATCTGAGAAGTTAGAGTGCTTACAAGAGTACTCTCCGACCACAAAATGCTTCTCGCTGTCACCGGCCGAGGCCAACAGTGTGCGTGAGAATGGACGCAGCACACATGTCTTGAACATTGATGGGTCGATCAAGAATGCATGTGTAGTCAACTGGTGGCGGTTCAAGACCACTTTGTATTCTCCGTAAGGAGACACATAGAGATCAATCACGTTCACCAAGGATTTACCCTGCGCGAACTCACGATTACGGCCAGAAGAGGCCGCAAAGCCAGCAACGATTTGGGCGTCAGCTGGTTTAATCATAAATACGCTTGGGTCAGACCCATTGTTGAAGCAGTCTTCACCTAGCTCAAGCAGTTTAGCTTCAGTCAACGCATCGGTTGCGTTAGAACCCGCGTCCACTGTAGTTGAGATCTGTTGAGAGATCGAAGCCATCTCACGCGCTGTAGAGGCATCGCCAGCTACTGCAGCGTTGTCCACACCAATGAAAGCACGTTCCAAATCGCGCTTGATTTCCTTAAGGGCACGGCCAAGTTGATACGCGGTTTCCTTGGCACGGCCATAGGTTTTAATCGCGTCAGCTGTTGCACTGACTTGGAACGCCTTATGTAGGATCTGACATTGGTTCGTGCGTGAAGTAGCTGCAGTCAATGTTGCCATTGAAGCATCTGCCCCTTCAACTTGAGCGTTGTTAGCCGCTGCAGCCAGTGAATCCTCAAGCCACTCAAAGTTACGTGCTGAAACCTTCTCAGATTTCATCATGCTGAACATTGGGGTGTCTGTGGGTGTAATATCACTTATGATATCACTGACGTCTTCGGCACGGCCGACTTGGTTGTATGTAGTATAGGTAGCCATCGGGCTACTCCTTTCGCTGAGTGATTATTGCTCCCAACGCCTTAGCAATGCATCTGCGATATCATCGAGATCACCAGAGCGACTTGGGTTATCCCTTAGACGCTTTGAGGCTTCGCGTGACTTGCGAGCCCTGACTTCCTGGTCGGAAGCTGGTGCTTTCTTTGAACGTAAGACCTTGCCCTTGGATGTCTTAGATTTGATCACTTTGGCCTTCGCTTTCTTTTCAGAGGCAGCGGCTTTTGTTTGATCATAAAGACGGGCCTTGTTCAGTATCATGATCACTTGAGGATCCACATACTGATCAACTTGTTCCGAGGGTAATCCCTGAGACACCGCATATGTGCGTATGTCGTTATACAGTTCATTGCCCCACTCTGGCAGCTGTTCCTGGAGAACCTTAACACACTCTTGGGCAGCTGCTTGTTGCTGTTGCCGGGATTGTGCCTGGGCCTCTTGGTAGAACTGGTCTGCTTCCTGAGATAGGAACCTGAGGTCATCTTCTGCTTCCTTGGCTTCCTTGCGTAAAGCAGAGAAGTCTTCCTGGGTCATCTGGCGACTAGCGACCAGCATGTCCACTTCGGAATAAGGTTTGTACCGGGCCTGCGCCCGTTGCAGAAGTGTTTGGTATCGTAGGTCTGCTTTGCTTAAGGCCTCTTCGGCCTCTTTGCGTTTGGCAGCGGTTTCTTGAGACTTTCTGGTTAAAGACGCCTCTTGACCATAGAGTCGCTTTAGATCCTTTACGGATACCTGTTTGTTCTCTCCATCGACTTGGACTTCGACCATAGCATCTTCTGGCAGAGTTGCTTCTTGAGCCTCTTCATTGCCATCTTGATCCTCTTCTTGGTCGTCCTCTTCGTCTTCATCGGAACTATCAGGGTCCTCATCAGTTTCTTCTTCGATCTCTTGGTAGTCTTCGTCTTCGTCAGTTTCAGACAGATCATCCTCATTAGTCTCGTCTTCGAGGGTGCTGTCTGTCGCCTCTAGTTCATCACTTTCTTCAGATAGGTCTTCACCGTCTGTCCAGCGGTCTAGGATGGCATCTGCGGCATCATCTAAATCTAATGCTCGCATCTGAGGGGCGGTATCTTGGACGTTACTCATATGGTCCTATGCTTCCTCTTGGCTGTTGTCGCCTTTGGCAAGGATCTCGTCACGGACGGACACTTGCTGCTTCAGTGTGTTCACTACATCAACTAATGCTCTGTAGTGGGTAAACGTGCGCTCACGGTGGTCTCCATCTTCGGGCTTTGAGTTTACAAAAGCTTGGAAGGTGGCCTCAACAAGTCCGTTGATTACACGGTCGAATGCTTCAGTTGACAATAACGCCTCAGCGTCATCACCGATCTGAACTAGTTGCTCTTCTTGGGTAGTCATTTGCTCTCCTTAGGGGGGGAAATGGGCGTTAGCCCGTTGGTGATGCTATTGCACGTACATCATCGGCAGTCTTCGCTATCTCTAACTCTTCACCGTCAACGTATTGCTTGTGCTCTAGCTGTGCTTCTTTGAGATCCATGCTGTCGCTCTGGATTGCAAAGTTGCGCTCTGCCTTCATCTGCTCCAGCTGTAGTTTCATCTGGGCGATTTGGGCATCCATCTGAGCCTTCATTTCAGCCACCGCTGTCTGACGCTCTTGGAGTTCTAGTTGCTTCATTGCCGCCTGTTGTTGCATCTCTTGTGCTGGGTCAGGCTGTTGCTCTGGTAGCTGATCTGGTGGCGTCAGGTAGTCATTGACGTTCTTGATGCCATTGTTCTCCATGACATGGGTCATCAGCTTGTACTGGTTCTGTGGTGTATACATGGCAGACAGGTTTGGATCCCCTACCATCAACGTATGTAGCGCCAGGTACTTCTGAGCCTCTTGTTCTTGCTCACCGTAGCCAAGGTGCATCTCAACCACGACATCACGCTTGCTGCGCCACTGTCCTGGGCTCACTGGTACAAACTGACCAGCAATCTCAACGACCTTATCTTCAGACTCATTCTCCACGACCAGCTGGTAGATGCGCTGGTACAAAGGTTTTAAGAAGTTGTTCGCAAAGTTACGTGCAATTATCTTCTGTCGTTGCTGAGACATGGTCGCCAGCTGTTCCACCATAGCAGCTGAGTTTTGCTTACTGATGGCATCCTTGTTGAGGCCCTGAGATAGACGGGAGACGCCTGTGGTGTCCTCTTTGTCATCATCAAGCATCTGGATAGTCTGGAAGATAAACGGGTTCAAAGGTGCCTGGGGCATCGGGTTGATTGCATCAGGGCGTGATACATTGACCACCCCGCCTACCCGGTTGTCTATTAACTCGCGTGGGTTCGTAAGACCACCTTTGACCACTGTGTAGCGTGGGTTGTTGGTGATCATGGCGTGATCGAGTATCGACCGAGTCAACACTGTCCGGGCATTCTGGATTGGGACAACCTTGGAACCAAAGTTATTACCAAAGAAGGCGTGGGGGATGGGCAAAGGAATAAACGGGATGAATGGCTTACGGTCTGCCAGTTCACACTCTAAGATCACATTGCCAGCCTTGATAACCCGGTAGAGCTCGGCAGTTCCTGTCGCTTCCTTGTCTAACATTATGTATGCTTCGTAGACAGTCACGGAGCGAACCTGATCCTGATAGCCTTTCGTGTTGAAACCACGGTCACTACCAATCTCTTCGTGGCGACTGAGGACCTCTGGGTCTGTTTCCATGTCTACGTCTTCGTGGTCACCAATCTTACTGATGATGTCCTCGTCGTAGCCCATCTCACGTAGCTCTGAGATCGTCTTGGTGGTCCTGTGGGCACAGAAGCTTACCGACTCCAGATCCTTACTCTGGGGCTCAATCAGAAACTCCTCAGGGGCTACAGCCTCGATGATGACTTGGCTGGTATCTTCAAAGACACGCAGTTCACCTGAGTATAGGCCCAGCGCATCCTCTTCGATTTCCTCGATCTCTACGTTGTCTTGTGCAAGCAGAGTATCAAGCTCTTCCTCAGTAAGGTCTGAGACGGTCTCTAGGTGGCTGTCTTCCTGTGTGGCCCAGAATACCTTGGCAATACCTACGCGAGCCACAAGACCATCGTGGATGACGGTGTTCATCGTATTGTAGAGGTTGTTCTGGCGATTAGCCACGTAGTCACAATAGCTGGTACTAATCTCTGCCAGGGGGACGTCTTCTTGAGACTGGGCTGCAAATCGAACCGTACGGAATCCCGTACTGAATGTCTCTAGCAGCGCTGCCTTCATGCTCTCTACTGCATCATAGACATCCATAGAGACATACTTACTGTTGCCATCATGTGCTGGCCTAGGAAGTGAGGCATTGTAGAAGTCTACGACACGCTTACGCTCTCTAGAGATCTGTGAATCATAATAGCCTACGCTGCGTCTGATGTTGTCATCAAGTATCGTGACGATCTTATCGTCATCCAGCTTAGTGTATTCATCTTTATTCATGATTAGACCATTTCAATGTAAAATTCATCGCCACTCTCTATTGGTTCCCAAGCTCCCTGGTGTACGTGGTTGGCTAGGGCGAGAGACATGACACAGTCATCAAAACAACCGGGTTCAGCTTCCATAGAACCGCTTTCTGTGACGATGTATGTCAGCATCTCTCGTATCGTTACTTTGTCGTTGAGCTCGATCTTTCCTTCACGCACTTCCGCACGTAGCTGATCGATGACTAGGGGCTTGGTTTTGGCTGTCGTAGTGAACCCAAGCTTGATCGTCTCTCGATCTGTAAGCTTGTCCACTTGGACCTCGGTGTAGAAGTTTGGATAGGCCATATCTTTGCCCAACCTGGTACACGTTAGAATGCCGTGGCTGTTATTCTCGACAACAATGTGAGCCTCGTTGTAGTACTCACCTAAGTGATAGAGGACCGTAGCAAAGTGGTCTGGGTGGGCATGAGCTCTCCACGTTGCGACCTGTCGCTTCTTACTATCGAGGACCTGAGCGACACTGTAGTCACCACCCCGGACGCCCATAGCGACATCGGCACCTATGACATAGAGCTCGCCTGGGTCATGGGGTCGGTAGGTCGTTAGCTCACCTCTTGCATTCTCCAGCCACTCTTCGGCCTCTAATGCTAAACGCTGCTTGACGTCCTCAGTGTTTGAGATGCGCTTCTGTAGTAGCTCTGGGTTAAACACAGGGCGACCAGTGGTCAGGAAGGCCTCTTCAGGCTCTGCAGGGTACTCCTGTCTAAAGAGATCCAAGCCATTCTGTGCAATCTTCCTACGTCTGAACATCAGCTGCTCATCGTCTAGGTCATACTGTTCGACCAAGTCTTCTTCTTCTGGGGTGCGCTCAAAGTTCTCTGGGACTTTCTCCCGATACTCTGGGTCTACATACCAAGGTATAAACACTGGCACATATCCATTAGTACCATCAACAGCACCCTTCCAGAGGTCATAGAAGATACCAGTGACACCGTTAGCTGTACTTTCGACAAAGACAGCTGTGCCGGGGGTGTTAGGGACAGCCTGTGTCAGGCCGTTCCAATTCTCTTGGGCTGTGCTCTTAGGCCAGAAGGCAATCTCTGATGCGTGAACGTGAGTCAGGGTTTCCCCTCGACCAACAGCCTCACCACCAGCCGTAGCAACCACATAAGAACTGTCCAAGACATCGAATGAAAGCTCTCGTCTAGAAGAATACTTTGTGTGGGGCTTTAAGATGTCTGGACAGTTTTCATGGTAACGCTTGGTCATATCAAAGAGCGCACGGGTGGAGTCTGCGTGGTGAGTAATCACCAGAGACTTACATGCTGCCCTCTGAGACACAGCGAAATACAAGTAGCCGCCAACGTAGGTACTTAGGCCTTGCTGGCGAGCTTTGAGGATAATCACGCGCACCTTACCCTCGTCAGCCATTTGTTTGCAGACAGCATCATCTAGGATCTTCTGGGCTGGCTTGAGTTTAAGGGGAGCTATGTCGCCTTGCTTGGTGCGGATCTTAAGTGCTGCATTGGCGTAAAAGCTAAAGTCTTCATACAGACGTTTGCGTATCGCCTTCACTTGCTTCTGGGTTGGCATCGGTTTGCTCTTCCTCTTCTTCGCTATCTAAGAGCGAACTTAAGAAGGCTTCTGCCTTGCCGATTGTTACTTCACTCTTGGCAGCTGGTTTGGACCGGGTGAAGTCCAAGATCAGACGCGCAGCCGTAAGGCGATCTCTTGCTGATGCAGGGGCGGTACGCATGATTTCGACAGATGTTTCCAGCGCTTCTTTGGAATACTTGTCATCAATGTTGTACTCTGGATTCTCAGACATGATCTTTACTACCTTCTTGGCTTCTTGTTTTGCTTTATCCCTTATTGGCTTCATATCTTCAGCCGTGTGCCCGTCATGGGTTCCCCAGGGTCTACCGACATTCGGTCCCTTAGGTTTCTTCATCCAGGACCTATGAAGGGCTCTGCCCTC